CGCCTAATGACATTTATGATCCTTTATTTTTTAAGAAATTTTACCACCAGGAGAATCTGGCGCTGCTGATGATGAATTAATTTTTTTAATGCCCGACTTTTTATCCTCTTGTTGTATTCCTGTATTGTCATCTTTTTCCGCACGTATTATACACCCAATATAATACGGATATAATTTATCAGTATCATTTTCAAGATAAACACAAATTACTCTAGCACCAATCATTGGTGCTCGTGGTTTATGGCCAATACCCCCAGATGTCATTGATGTTATAGGTAATATTGGATGTGCCCATGGTAACCCAGCATCTGGTATCTCTCTAATGTCATTATGTTTGTTATAAAATCTAACTTTAATTCTTCCTGTTCCAGAAGGGTCTCTGTTATCTCTTACTTCACCAATGTAAAACATTTTATTTTCCTTTTATGCAGAATTTCCACCAAATTCCATTCCAGCTTTTATCAATTCAAGTGTCATAACATATCTTGGATTTTCTCCAGCTCGTTTAATTACATGTTTTATAGAAACAACTAAAGCTTTTTTGTTAAATTGACCTTCTCCACCAAATTCATTCTGGTCAGTTTTCTTTTGTATATCTAGTTCAACTATAGAACCAACAGATATTTTTGGATTTCCAGGAATTTGAATTTTACCATTACCCTGCGCTAAATGAGAAAGATATTGAGTTCTTTTTCTTTTAGCTTCAGAATTTGTATGTTTTTGACCATTATTAAAACCATCTTCTGCAGTCTCAACATAATATGCATGTTCTTTGCTGCTATAACTAGATTGTTGTTTCCATGCAGGAGTTTTTGAAGGAGTATCCTCTCTATAGTTTTGGTCTACAACAGTATGAGTTGAATTGTTAAATGAAATTAATTTAGTGCCTTGACTTATAGGTCTTATTTCTGACCAAGATGGATCAAATTCAGAATATAATATAGAATTTTGTGCATCTTGTATAGAAACTCTATCTGAATTTAGTGTTGTGTTTTCTTTAAGTTTAGCAACTGGAGATTGTTCAAATAATTGTTCATAAGTTGTTTGTATAATTTTACAATTTCCATTTTTCCACTCTTGAAATATCACGTATGCTGAAGAATCATATTGTGTTGATGTATGATGATTCATTATTTTTTGAATAACATCAATTGTATGTTCTCCACCAAATGTCATTTCTCTTGGTTCAGAAGGAGATCTAGTTTCTAATAGTTTTTCAGTTTTTATTGTTTCTTTGAATATTTTTTCAACATGAGAAGTAGTTGGTGCCATCGAAAAATGTTTCTCAACAGTAGTTTGTGCTTTGAAATATTCTTCTTGAATACCTCTTATTTGGTATGTTTTAGATTTTAAAGAACCTTCTTTGTTAGAAGAATTGTCTTTTAAATTTGTAAGTGAATGCATTTTTCCTTTAAATCCAACAATTTCTCCAGTAAGTTCATATTTAAATTTAATTTCTATTGGATTTTCGTCGTAAGAACCAGTTATTTTATATTTGTTCAAAGCGTCGATTGGATCAATTACATTTATTTCAATCAAAGGGCTTCCAAATGGATCATTAATATCTTCATATATACTAATTTCTTGAAATCCTGCTTCACTTCTTATTAAATCTAATTGTCCTATAGTCAGAACACTAAAAGATATATCACCTGGAACCAAAGCCAATTTTACTCTCCCATTAATTCATTAAAATTATTAATAATTTGTTCAGTGTAATTTTTTTCAATAACTTTTATAGAACTATTGTAATCATTTTTTTCTTCTTCATAATCATAATATGAAATTGCTGTATAATAATTCAACTCATCATCCGGTATATTTGTTGTAATAGAGTTTACTTCAGTTACAGAGGTATTGACAAAACTTTTTGTACCATATATGTATCCACTAGAAATACTTAAAGTATCACTTTCATCATAAAAACCAGAAACGTGTTGAACATATATTTCTGTATTTGACGATTTAATAAATTGACCTGTACCTAAAGATATTCTATCTAAATAAATTTCAACAATTTCATCACTTATAAATGAAGTATTAGAAACAGAATAAGACATTATTCTGTTTGTGCTCGTTGTAAAATCAATTTGTTTTCTTGAATAATCTATAATTGAATTATTCATTCCATAATTTGGTTCCCAATATTTTTTTAAATTATCAGTTAAAGTTCCATACACATTTTTGTTTATATTTTCTTGTGCTGACCAATTATTTCTGTAAAAATAAATTTTTTGTTTTGGATCAGAAACTGATCCATATTTTTTTGTAATAAATTCATTAAATTCTACGTCATTAAGATGCCATTCATAATATGGATCATAAATTTCATTTGTTAAATATAATATCCAACTTTTATATGAATCAAGATAATATCTTGAGCTAAATTGTTCTGCTCTTTCATCGCCAATACTGATATCATATGGATAAAATATATAAGGATTTCTAGAAACTTTATCTAAAAATTTTACACGTTTTGTTATATCAATAACATTATTATTAGAATAATTAATAATTGGGAATTTTGAGAAATATCTATCTTTTGACATTTTTTTTCCGATTAATATGGTTTACCATCAGCATTCCTATACCAAAGTTTAATTTCTGTAAACGCTACTGTTAATGCTATGACTGTAGGAGCTCCAGAGGTAAATCTAGTTTCTTCAAAGAAAGATGGTCCGTTTGATGTATAATTTGCAGAAATTCCTGTTACTGCCATTGGTTTAAAAATAATATGATTGTTTAAATTATTAGGATACATTTTAACCATTGCAATAAGAGGATAATCTTGAAATGGAAATCCAAAAGAAGGTAAAGAAGCTCCTTTAATTATATCTATAATATCTTTAACAGTTGCAGATTCTTGTTCATTTTTTGGAGCTAAATCCCATTCAAATGCAAACTCTCTAAAATTTTGATTATTAAATTGTTGAAATAATAATGGATTTAGTGCTTTGCCAGCTAATGCTAATCCAGCTCCTGCTAATGAACCAGCTGCAGTTAATGCACTTGAAAGACCTGGAGCTATATTGCTCAATGATCTACCAGCAAGTTGCAAAACAGATTGATTTTGCCAACTTAAAGTTAGCCTATCGTTAACTTTAGTTGGAATAGGTAATCTTATAGCTGTTGAACCACTACTTGCAAATGATGATTCAGCACCACCGCCTGTAAGAACATCAGGAATTAGATTGTTTAAATTGTTAAACAAATCAGTTATAGATGTGGGTAATGCGGATAATGGATTATTAACATTTTTATAACTAGCAGTTGTAAACTTTTGAAAAAATATTTCTGTATAATAGTTTCTTTTATTAGCTTGCAAATCATTTGGCATGCTAAGAAATCTGAACTGTTTTTGTGGTGGAATAGGAAAATTAGGTGCATCAGTAAAAACAGAAAACATTTTTATCCTTTATAAATATACATTATAGGCTTTAACCCATTATTTATATATAAAAATATGACAAAATACCAAGGTTTTTTTAAACCTAAAAATCCTCAAAAATATAAAGGCGATCCTACAAATGTTATTTATAGGTCAAGTTGGGAATTAAAACTTATGTTTTATTTAGATAATCATTCAGATGTTATTAGCTGGTGTTCAGAAGAAATAATTATACCATACAGATCTCCTATAGATGGTAAAATACACAGATATTTTCCTGATTTTAAAGTCACTAAAATAAATAAAGATGGTAAAAAAGAAACTGCTATAATAGAAGTTAAACCATTAAAACAAACTATGCCTCCACAAACAAAAGAAAAAATGTCAAAAAAATACCTTACTGAAGTTAAAAATTGGGGCGTTAATGACTCTAAATGGAAAGCAGCTAAAGAATTTTGTAAAGACAGAGGTTGGTCTTTTTATATATTTACAGAAAAAGAATTAGGAATTAAATAATGGTAGATGATCATGATCTGTTTATAGAAAAGCTCACATATGCTAGACAAAATATACAGGAATCTCTAAAACAGGCTGGTGATTTTTTTAAAGACAAAGTACAAAAATTAAAAAATCCTTTAAAAGTATTTTTCCAATCAGCCACTCCGACTGTAGGAAATATGTATATGTTTTCTTATGATCCAAAATATAAAAATGTTCTTCCATATTATGATGCACACCCATTAGTGTTTCCTGTAGAATTTTATAGTAATGGGTTTTTGGGTATTAATCTTCATTATCTTCCTCCCATAGCAAGAGCCTCTTTAATGAGCAAATTAAAAAAACTTTCTAGTGATGATAAATATAATGAAAAAACAAAATTAAATATATCTTATGAAATAATTGTATCTTACTCTCGACAATTTTCTGGTATTGAGGGGTGTATAAAAAGATACCTTTACGCTAATGTAAGAAGTCAATTTCATCAAGTTTTTGCTGAAGATTGGGATAAAACTGTAATGCTTCCATTACAAAGATGGATTGTAAATCCAAACAAAAAATATGCTAACTCTCCTCCATACTGAGTAACAAAAAAAATGGCATTTAACATAGAATCAATAAGACAAAATATATCTAGTTTAGGATATGCAAAAAGAAACAAATTTGAAGTTTTTATTCAAGCCCCAAAAATTTTAGAAAATTCTTTATTAAATGTTTTTGGTAGAGAAATAAATGTTTTTAATTTAAACCGTATACTAAGATACAGAATTGAACAAGTTGATGTTCCTGGAGTTTCATTACTTTCTTCAGATGTAAGGTTATACGGTGTTGGCCCAACTCAAAAAATGCCATATAATGCTCAGTATTTGGATACGACATTTTCTATTCTTTTAGACAGAAACACTGATATTTGGGATTTTTGGTACAATTGGATAAATTCAATTGTTAATTTCAATGGCGCAGAAAGTTCAGAAAATAGTTTATTTTTTAGTGGAACATTACCATCGTATAGTGTAAAATACAAAGATGATTATTCTACAAATATGATGATTGTAATGTATGACGATCAAGGCAACGAAATAAAAAAAATTAATTTGTATAATGCTTTTCCATCTTCGATTAAGCAAATACCCCTCTCTTGGGATGATAACACAAATTTGTTAAGAATATCAGTTTCTATAACATATTCATCATATACAGTTGTAGGATCTGGATTTTCTGATTTTTTAAATTTTTCATTTTAACTCTAAAATTAACACCAATAAACATATTATAGAAGTGAGGACATTATGTTACCTAAAATTGAACATCCAATTTATAAAATAAAAATACCTTCTTTACAAAAAAATTACAATTTTAGACCTTTATTGGTTAAAGAAGAAAAAATATTGTTAATGGCTAAAGAAAGCAAAAATAATTTTGATATTTTTGTTGCAATTAAACAAATTGTTACAAACTGTTGTGTTGATGTTAATTTAGATATTAATAAATTAGCTGTTTTTGATTTAGAATACATTTTTTTAAAAATTAGATGTTTTTCAGTTGATAGTATTGTAAAAATTAGTTATAAAGATCAAGAAGATAATCAAATTTATGATTTTGAAATTGATTTAAATGAAATTGAAGTTATTTTTCCTAGTGAAAAAAATGACAAAATTATTAAAATAACAAAAAATGTTGGATTAATTTTAAAATATCCATCCGCATCTCTTTATGAAGATAAAGAATTTTTTGAAATTGAAAATAATCATTATTTTGAATTAATATTAAAATGTTTAGATAAAATATATGAAGACGAAGATTTATATGAAATTAAAGATATTCCTAGAAAAGAATTAGAAACTTTTGTTGAAAATTTAAACATTGATGTATTTAAAAAAGTAAATGAATTTCTTATTAACACACCCAAAATTCATCATGTAATAAAATATGAAAATAAAAAAGGAACAAAAAGAGAGATTTTTTTCAATTCGTTAAATGATTTTTTTACTTGGCGCTGAGTCATAACTCTTTAACATCTTATTATAAAATGATATTTGCGTTAGCTCAGCACCATAAATATTCTATAACTGAAATTGAAAATCTTATACCATTTGAACGTGACATTTATGTAGACATGTTAATGACATATTTAAAACAAATCGAAGAAAACAGAAAAAATAATTAAATGGTTGAAGTTTTACTAAATTCTATGAAAAACATGTTGGGTGCGCAAGCTACCCATACAAGAGAATTTAAAGAAGAGGCTGTAAGAAGTAACAAAAATATTTCTTCAGTTCTTAAAGATTTATATTCTTCTTTTTCTTCTTCTAGAGAATCGTCAAATAGACAAGCAGGATCTTTAAGAAACCTTGAAAATTCAATTAATAATTCATCTTCAAAAATTGACGTAACAAATTCTTTATTAAGACAGTCTATTTCTATTCAAGAAAATATGGCATTAGAATTAAAAAAATTATCTAATTTATTTGCATCAATGGTTAACCAAGATAGTGTTTCTCCTTCAAACCAACGGGATTTTGGAATAGGATCAATAATACCAGCTGGAGCTGCTGCTGTTGGAGGAGCCGCTATTGGTGCTGCTGTTATATTAGGCGAAAGTAGTAATCTTCTTGGTGGCGGTAAAGACACTGGCGAAAGTAGTAATCTTCGTGGTGGCGGTAAAGACACTGGCGGAAATGGTAATTTATCAGTAAATGAAATGTCTAAAATAGCAAAAGAAGCTGGGTTTAGTGATGAACAAGCTAGAATAATGGGTGCAATTGCAGCCGCAGAATCTTCAGGAAATCCAATAGCACATAATGATAAAGGAAGAGATAATTCTTATGGTTTGTGGCAAATTAATATGCTTGGTGGAATGGGGCAAGAAAGAAGACAAAAAAATAATTTAAATTCAAATGAAGAGCTTTTCGATCCAAAAGTTAATGCAGCTGCTGCTAAAAAAGTATTTGATGAACAAGGATTTGATGCTTGGTCTGTTTACAAAAACGGAATGTATCAACAATTTCTTCCTGAAAGTGATCAGCCTTTTTCAGAACAAAAAAATAATATTGGTCAAATGGCAAGTTTAACACCACCATACGAAATACAGCCGCAAAATGATGTGATGGGCAATAGAGGCGGTAAGGTTATCGAAAAACAAAATGAATTGGCAGGAATAAGAAAAATGCCATTAAGTCAAAATCTTGTTAAGGTGTTAGAGCAAGCAGCTTCTGCAGCTGGTGCAGACGCCGTTGTATATTCGGGAGGGCAACCTTCATTAGAATCAGGAAGTGGTTCTAGAACAGGTTCTACAAGACACGATGATGGAAATGCAGCAGACCTTTATTTAACTAAAGGAGGTCGTATACTTTCTGATACAAACGAAGAAGATAAAAAAATAATGGCTAAATTTGTTTCAGCTGCTGTTTCTGCTGGTGCAACAGGTGTTGGAGCTGGTCATTCATATATGGGACCATCAAATATACACGTTGGGTTTGGTAGTTCTGCGTCATGGGGTGGAGCTGATTGGCTTTCTGGAGCCTCAAGTGGTGTTTATTCGAATAAAGATATGTCTTCTGATAAAGGTTCATCAGGCATGGGTGGCGGTATGTATCCTAATTTAGATGAATTGTATAGTTTGTTAGGTATGTCCGGCGCTAATTTATCTGATTCAATTTCATCTTATTTTGGGTTATCACCTGGAAGTATAGGTACTGGTGAGACACCAATACAAGAAGGATTAATAAATTATGAACAATCTGAACAAGAACCATCTGCTCCAAGTGTTGGACAGACATCTGCTCCAAGTGTTGGACAGACATCTGCTCCAAGTGTTGGACAGAAACCTATAAACTCATCTATCAATCCAAATTTAAACATTGAAAACGACTCATTGGAAAATCGTGCAAATGCGATATCAAGTACAGCTGTTTCGCGCGAAAATGACCAAATTAACAAATCTTATGTTTCTGCTCCTGCTCCTGTAATTGTTAATAATCAAAATATGCAAGGACAACAAATGTCATCTGATGTGAATCAATCATTTGATACTTCAACAAGAGCATCTTGGGCTCCAAGAATAGCAGTACTAAGACCAGATGATAATGCTACGAAAAATTTAACTTGGGCTTCCAGAAATTTAAATGTAGCATAAAAAAAAGAGCCTATTAGGCTCTTTTTAAATATTATTTTGTCAAACTTTTAAAAAATTCTAAAGATTCATCATCTTCATCATCAATTGCTGAAATTTTAGGAGCCGCTATTTCTTTTTGCTTTGGAGCAGCTACCTCTTCATTCCAAGGAAGATCTTCATCAATAGCCTTAGTTGAACGAGAAAAACCACTATCTTCATCAAGAACCTTATTCAACTTAGCCTTGAGCTCATCATAGCTTTTAAAGTTGCTTGGTTCAAGGAATGCTTGAAGAGAATGTTCGCTTTTCCAAATCGATTCGAGTTCAGAGTCATCATCCTTCAAAGGTACAGCCTTATCGAACTCAGACTTGTCATAATTACGATAACCTTCAACATTACGAATCTTTAGCTTAAAGTTTGCGCCAGCCCAAAGGTCAAAAGGATTCACAGCTTCATCATCAGGATACTGAGGATTCATAGCATCGTTAAGTTTGTCGAAAATTTTCTTACCATACTTAAACAAGAAAACCTTACCCTTATTATCAGGATTACCAGTATCTTCAACAATATAAATGTTAGAGATAAAGTGAAGCCGACGTTTCTGTTTACGAGCGATTTCCTTATTGGCTTCAACACCACTGTTCCAAAGTTTTGTATTATATTCAGAAACAGGATCATTTTTACCAAGAGTAGTCAAAGAATTCTCAATATACCATCCACCTGGACCTTGAAACCCATGATCGAACATGCGAATAAAAGGAACATCTTCATTTGGAGGTGGTGGGAGAAAATGGATAACAGCATAGCCATTGCCAGCCTTATCTACAGTTGGGCTCCAAAAACGATCGTCGGAACCCTTGTTGTCGTTACCAGAAACACTAGCAAGTTTCTTATTGAGTTCATCAAGAAACTTTTTGCCAGAATTGGATTTAAGTTTAGAAAAATCTACCATATATATTCTCCGTATGTTTGTATATGCAATGTATTTTTATGTTGAGTGATTATTCACTCGCAACATTATTTAGTATACAATTATTCAACAAAAAAGTCAAGCGCAATCTTTTTTAATTTTGCTCTATCACATTTGATGAATGGATTGTATTTCTCAATCTTAGTTCTGATAGAATCATAAACCAAGTCATATTGCATTTTAGAATCCCAATATTTCTTAGCATCAGAGAATTCTAAAAGCAAACACAATGTTTCTAAACTAACTTCTTTAGCAAGAAACAATTTAAGCAGTAATGGATGTTCATTACTTTTAACTAGAAAATTGTTATTGAAGACAAAATCTAATTTACCAAGCTCCTGCTTAAAAATATATGAAAGTGACTGCTGACGTTTCAGCCAATTTTTATAGTTTTTTTCTGCAATTTCGCTATAAGCAAGATCGCGAATCCAATGTTTTTCATTTTCTGAAAAATTAGCAATTAAAAAATTATGAATGTCAGAATGTTTTGCTAACTTTTGAAAAAATAATTTGTCTTTCCTTGCATTAAAAGAATCAATATTTATTTTAAGTTTACCGTTATATTTAAAATAGTCATAATCTTGTTTAGAAAAATGATTTTTAATGGCCAAATATTCTTTATAACATTCAAATGCTGTCATAGTTAATTTTCTTTATTTTTGATAAAAGACATGTAAAGTTTTTTTTCATTTTTTCTGGCTTCTTTTTCCCAAGGACTTTGCCAATAACTTATACGATTTTTATCAAATATTTCTTTTCTAAATCTAATTTTATCATTATATACATAATCTTTAAGTTCATTTTTAGCATATTGTTTAACATGTATCATTTCATGAGCAATGTATATTAATGTTTTTTCGTATGTTAAATCTCTATTAATAGAAATTAAAAATGATTTATTTTTGTCATCTTCAACATTACAGTAACCAAATTCATTTTCTGATAGTTCTATAAATTCAATGTGTATTTGTAATGAATTTTTTAATCTTTTTGAAAGCAATTTCTGAGCGTAAAAAAACATTGCTTTTTTGCAAGTTTGTTTGTCTATATTTTTTGGTATTCCTTTAGAAGTTAATTTCATTTTTATATCGGAAGTTTTGCACCACTTTTTAAAATTTTAAGATTTTCTGCTTCTGCTTGAATTTTAGATTTCATTGTTGGATCTTTTTTTATCCAATATGCGGCAGTTTCTATTTCTAGATTGTTTTTCTCACACCAAATTACAACAGCATCAATATATTCTATATTTTTTTCTATACATAATTTTTCTATTTCTTCAACAAACAAATTTTTTGCACTCATTATTATAACCTCTTATTATTAAGATGGCGATCCCAGGATGACTCGAACATCCGACCTATTGCTTAGAAGGCAATTGCTCTATCCAGTTGAGCTATGGGATCAACTGTATTCTTATACTACTATAAAAAATGAAAAAAGTCAATAAAAAAATGTGTTAAGTGAGGAGTGTTTCTGTTTCCAAGCACACTCCCCGAAACTCATTTAAGCAAAGATCTTATTACTTAGAGTCTACAAAGATCTTAAGTTCTTCTGCAAGTTTAACGATATCTTCTTTTGTGAAATATTTAAGTTTTGAAATAACTGTTTCACGCTCTGCTTCGTCTCGAATCTCACGAGCTCGTTCTAATTCAGCATAATACTGGCTTGCAAGCTGACTTTGTGCAAAATGCAATAGATCATTTCTAATTTCATAAGGTGTCTTGGTCATCTTAGTCTCCTGTGTTTGTTTGTGTGTATAGTGAGGAGTGTTTCTGTTTCCAAGCACACTCCCCGAAGCTCATGTGACTCACGCTGCTAGAGCGTAAGCACCATATGCATTGTTATCGTTTGCATTTATATTTTGGTCTATACGCGACCACCCGATTGTCTCCAGTTAGCTGTTTTACGTTTGTCGATCCTATTTCGCCCCCATCAAAGATACATCTAATTTACTATCTCTAGTTGGTTATTAAGCATCATATCTTTCGACGTTTATGCGGGATGCCAGCCCTGATCAGATGTATCCATGGTGGAGGCGTCGGGTACTGCCCCCGAGTCCAATACGTTTTTTGCTTTCCTTCATCAACAATATTTTTAGCGAATTTTCCATCCGCAAATTATTAAATAACTCTAAGAAGAACAGTGTTTTCATTACTTCTGTATGATAACTGAACCTCACCTTTAATTTCATCCATCAATTTACGAAGTGTAATTTTTCCAGAATTAAGAACTTTGTCTAGATAATACTCAGGTTTGCGACCAGTTCTTTTTGTGAAAGAATTTTTTTCATCATATCCTGTGAAGCTTGTTCCCTTTATCTGAATACCACCACGATCAAGAGCTCTGAGCACTGTTAGAGTTTTATATTTAGTATTAAATAACCAAAGCTCTTGACACCCAATAATTTTCTCAGAAGGTACAGAAGCAATTTTAAAACTAGAATTTTCTTTTTGACACTTGAAAAATTTTAATTTCTTTTCTACAGAAATAGCTCTAGGTTTACGAGGTTTACGTATTTTTTTAGTAGTATCAGTATATCGTCGACAATCATTAAGTAACTGACTTAACATCTGCTGTTTATCAAACATCTGTTTTTTCGTGTATCGCTCATACCCTTCTGTATCGCCATTGATCACCCTTAGGTATTCATCCATTAGCGGTTGATAGAAATCAGCAATCTTATTGGCATATATTGCAGGAATTTCATTAACCTGTAACCATTCATACATTTTGAAATTTTCTTCTTTATCCAACAAAATTTCTATATCACCAATAATATCGTTGACACGCTCTTTAATTCGATCTTGTATAGAAATAACAGGAGCAATATTATGCTCTTCTTTTTTTTCTGGTACAGACTTTTTAAAAGCTGATTGTAAAGAATTTTCTAAAAATTCTAAAGAGTTATGAGACAAATTAGTACCACGTAGTATAATGCGAGAAATCCAAGCAGCAGTTGTTGGAATCCATGTGTCAGGTATCGACTTTATTTTCTTTGCTTCTGATAAACGATTATTGTGTTTTAAATACGTTTCAAGATATTCTCGAGCATCATTGGTTGATAACATGTAATTATACCAAGTTAATGCATTTCCAAATTGAGCAGCAGAATAATTATCTTTAAGGAGAGGTTCGTCGCCAAGATACTTGTGATTAACCAACCAAGTCTCGCTTTTTGTCACACGAAACTTTTTCTTAGTGCGAGTAATCAGTTGACGACGAACCATTTTATTTATTTCTCCAATTATTACGATATAAAGAGATGGCTTTTTCTTCAATAAAATCAGCAATCTCTTTTAGATCATCTTCGCTTTCAATCTTATCAATATCAGCAAAAATTCTAGTTAAGGCTCCATCATTTCCACCAGAAGCTTCTTTCCATGAAAAACGATAACCAAACTTTTCATGATTTTCTTCATGAATAAGTCTTTCTAGATAAGACTCACCTTCTTTTTCAGTAAAAAGAAGTTTAATATAAACATCTTCGGGGTTGATATTTTTAGAGTGTATATATTTACGAACACCATGATCACCACCTCTAATATCGTATATACGAGAAAAAATATCTTTGCTTTTACCTACATAGCCAATATTTGCATCGATTATATTCTCGCTTAGATTATTTTTTGTAGATACAAGATAAACACCAAATTTTCCGTATTTTATTGTGTTATCTGCAGCTTTTTTTGAATTACGAGATCCAAAACTCATTAGTGGTTGCCAATCAAGTGTATCGGTAATTAATGAGTTGATCATATGTAAATCTTCTTTAACCATTATAACCTCCTAAGAAGCAGCATTAAGCTGCCTCTGCCATTTCAACAGCAAGTTCAAGAGCCTTGGTTTTTAGAGTTTTGTTAGAACCGTACCAAGAAGAAGTAAGACGAGTATCAGCTGAACGACCAACGAGATGATCCGTCAAGTAAGTTACAGCATTGAACGGTTGCCACCAAGTACCCTCAGCATATTCTGCTCCTGGCTGAGTATGAAGAATGTCTATTGCAATCTGAGCACTCTTAGAAATTTCCTTAGTTTTCTTTTCGTTCGAGCCAGTTACAGGGAAAATACGGCAGAAATAATCAACAATATCTTCACCCTTTGCCTGCTTAGAGCCGAGGAACTGAGCCATTTCCTTATACTTAGCCAGCTTATCAGCCGCAATGCCGAGCATTTCCTTGACATTACCTGGCTCGAAAACCTTACGGTGAGAGATCTTAGCCATACGCTCAATCTTAGAATTAAGCGAAAGTGTCAGAGTGTTATTGCAAACGACACGGATCGGAGTAAACCGGACGTCGGTCGAAAACCCATACTTGTGAAAGTTAGAGAAAAGAAGGTAAGAGTCGATCTGATCGCCATGGAAAAGTTCAAAAGATTCCTTAACCTTTGCAAGACCCCATATGATCTGACCCTGCTTTAAAGAACCAGCAGTGTGCATCTCCATATCACCAGCTGCAACAAATTCGTTGAAGAAGTCAAATGCCTCAGCATTCTGTACAGGGTTCCAATCTTCTGAAACAACATCAAGAATCCTGTTGTCAGAAGAGCGAACAAGAGCTGACTTACCGATAGCAATCTGATCACCAGCAATCGTAGCATATGCAGGAACCTTTTTGACAGACCAATTAAGACCAGCAGCATCAAGCATCTGTTCTGGAGTCAGGTCAGCTGGAACCTTAACACCAAGACCGTGCCATGGGGTATCACCAACATAAGCCATCTGAGCCTTTTCACCAACGAATTCAATTTCATGAGACATAATTTAGTTTCCTTTTGAGAGAGTTAATAGAGTTAATTTCAACCTTACAAGATATATTATACTACTGTTTTAACAAGAAGTCAACACTTATTTTAATTTTAGTTATTATTAATTTCTCCTTTAATGATTTCTATCTTTTTGATCTTGATTCTTTTACGAGCAGTTTTAGCGATTTCTTCCTTACGTTCTTCAGTAGCGGTAAACCATTCAGTAATTTCTTCCTGTGTTCTTCCGCATGCAGTGCATATGTAATCGGTAATATCGAAATTACATATGCTCTTACAATAGCTTTTACTCATCTTTGTGTTTTCCGAAAAAATTTTATTAGGAGAAGTTATTATAGTGTTTCTTATAGTATCTTATATGGGACCCGTTTCTGAGTTTATACTGATATGGGACCCGAAGGGACTCTAAAAAGGGGACCCGAACGTCTATAATCGGGATCGGGGGTTTCTTGGCGGGACTCTAAAAAGGGGACCCGTGCTGAGATAATGAAGTAGGGGAGTCCCTACGCCACCCCTAGATGGGACCCTAGGAGTCCCTTTTTGTAAAGGGGGAGGGGGGAGTCCCTTAGCCTAGCCTCGTTTTTTTTTGATTTGAGATTTTTTGAGTTATCGATTATTTTTAGGCTGGGTTTATCTAGCTTTGAGATTTATTTGTAGCCCAGCTCCGAGCAAAAACATCCTATAGCTAGATATTCTCCGAGAACATCCTATAGCTAGATATTCTCCGATATTCTCCGAGAACATCCTATAGTTGAATGTTCTCGTTTACCATTACTTCAATCATATGCCGATAATCGAGTCGATTTTCACCGAAAAAATCGTAATACTCTTGTTCTGAAAGAGTATCGTAACAAATCGCGAATACATCTCCATCCTGATACAGAAAGTATTGGTCGCCTTTGTGTTGGTAGGTCGCGGACTGTAGAATGTTGCTCCATGAATCCCAGTAGTAGTCGTTCTCTGGTCCTTTCATGATGGTATCGACATCCTCTTGGTCGATACCATTCCAAAGCGAAAGGTCATGGCTTTTGATAAACTGCATTGGTACATAGACACCATGGGCATCTGACACCAGAATGGTAATAGGTTGCATTTTGAACTTCTCCAAATTATACAAGAGCGATGACTTCTTCTTTGGTGAGGAAAGCCGGAGCCACAAACGGATCATTACGGTCCACAGTGTATCCTGGCTTTGGCGTCGACACGACCTTTTGATCAAAACGGCTGGAGATTTCTCTCATCTTTGCGAGGTTAGCAGCCCGAATGCGAGCGATTTCTTCAGCTGGTTTCGAAGAGAGCTCTTTGATTACCTGTGCTTTTGTCTTTGCCTTTTTGGCAACTTTCCGAGCAACTCGCGAAGAAGCTGGAACCGAGCCAGCAGCCATACCCTTGCGGACAGCCCAACGATATGCACCTTCACAAATCTTCAGGCTAACATCGGTGAAACCAGCTGCATGCTGAGCTTCTAGAATGTGGCTAACCACGTCACTCATTGGCTTGTCGCTATACAGGCGCATCGTGGACAGCGTTACCGAAGTCTTCGTTATCTTAATCATTTTCATTTCCTTTTCTATCATCCTATTCTTATAATAACGCAAATCCTAGGATAACGCAACAATTATTATTGAAAAAACCAAATTATTTTTGCGGATCATTTTTGGCGTTGATTGTGGTTTCTGTTTCGGAAATGTACCGTTGCAAATCTCTCAGCGCTGATTTATAACCGTCTAACCACTCGATATTCTGTTTCGGATAGTTTACCGATAATGCTCCTCGGATGTACCCTTTTACCATTTCTACCATACTTATTGTCATACCAACTACCTATTAAGAGAATGAAAACACGTGTCGAATGAATGTTCAATTTGGCATAGCCGCATCGCTTCCTCATTCGTTTCGATAAGATACCAAAGTCCAAAAGTCAATACAGCCACGGCGATAAAGATCTTCATCATCATGCTATCTCAAACAAATTGTTCTTCTTAAGATACGTAAAAGCAGTAAACGGTGTCACGCTAGCACGAACAGAACGATACGTACCTTCACCACCATCATACGAACTATCATATGCAGTAAGACTAAATCCTGCAGTCGACACACTGGTATTATCGTGCATCATCGAATAGGCAGTCGACTCCATGTATGTCAGCAATTCTTGCCATGAGTCCCATCCATTATTGATCATTGCTTGGTTGTTCATCACCCACACAGCTCGTGCCGTATTTTCGAAATCGCGATCGGACAGCTCAATATTCTTACGCATATTTAATTCCTTTTGATCAACCATATTCTTATAATAACGCAATTCGTGCCTTAGGACAACAGTTATCTTACATTGACCAGTAAGCTTCCATCGATGGATTACAAACGTATGGAGTAGAAGCAAGAATTTCGATATCTTTGCCTGTCATCAGGTTTTTGACAATCTTTGTCCGCTTGGACTCAACAAACAATTTACGATAGTGACGGATTTGCATTCTAGCAGTCGCCAGCTTCTTGCCTTTCTTATGGCACAATTCAGACAAAATCTCTAAATCCATGTCACCAGCTTCCATCAATGACAAAATGAAATTCCGGATTTCATATTTCTTAGAACGAACAGTCATTTTCAATCTCCATTAACCATCATATTCTTATAATAACGCAATTCGTGCCTTAAGACAACCACTTTGATTGAAAATCGGCGATTGTTTCAATTAATGAGAATACAAATGGCGGTTCACCGTTTTGATCGCCACCAATAGGATATATTTCGACAATATTACCATCAAGTATAATGAGGAAATCGTCAATTTCTCCAATGAGCGGATCAGGTGTTTCGCAACCTGAAAAACTCATATAATCAGCTTTTGTGAATGGGAGCATATTTGCTTTGGCAAGCAATTTCAAAGCTATCATCGGCGTCATTTTCAATCTCCATTAATCATCCTATTCTTATAATAACGCATAATGCCAATTAAGTAAACAATTATCTGCGCATTTTTCTTTTATTTTTTCAATAATAACTGTTGTGTTATGTAAGGATATGTCGTATTATAATAATTGAGTCGGTCGGGAATGTCCCATGTGCCTAGACGAGAACGTTGAGATTTCCTGTTTACTTGCTCCTGATGACAAACAAATGAATACCAAACCAAGTATACCACAAAAATAGGTAAAAAGCAAGCAAAATGATTTGTTGTGACGGATAACAAAACACGCTATAATAGGTGAATAAAGGCTATGGCATTGAGCATTATCATGATGCATCATGGCATATATGGTGGAGCATTCACTTTGGCAGACACAAAACACATCAGACGAACATCAACGAGATTTCTATAACGGGCTTTATAATCCCCCATAAAAACACATCTAATATCCAATTATTATCCCTACTCATCACCCACTGTAGTGACACGATCACCCACTGTAGTGACATAGTCACCTATAACAGTGACACGATCACCTACTGTAGTGACCTCTATATATCATTTACATTACCACACATATATTCATCCCATTCTTCATCCGTTACTCCAGTTTTGATAAATTCCTTTACGCTTTGTGATAGATCTGGGAATGCTTCTTGTAATGACATCAAACCATTACTATATGCATTCAGACGTTTCTCGAATTCTAAAGAGTTATATTCTGGTATTTTGAGTGTTCGAGTTTGCTTAGATAATATTGATGTTTTGGTTATACTTGCTGACATTGTTGGTCACCATTGTTGGTATTGATGTTTTGGTTATACTTGCTGTCATTGTTGGTATTGATGTTTTGTCATGTTGGTATGTTGGTGCTGTCATTGTTGGTATGTTGGTTATTGCTTTTCAATTTGCATAGTTCTTGTGGTTTTTGATATTCCATTTTTCAACAACCCAGCCAAAATCATTCTCATCCACAATCACATACGCAACGTATCCCTTTACATAAGCAAACCTCGGAGCAGCGTTTGGTCCAACAAAAATCTTATGTGGGAAATGAACATTCTTTCCACCATGTGCTAATGGTGAAAGAATTAAGTCATCGTTAATGGCATATTCAAACGTCCTACCATGAGATTTTTCTACAAAACAACCCAGAGGTTTAACATCAATCGGTGCAAGCATTTCAATGTCCATCATAATCTGGATCAAATCCCATAACGTCAAAGAAGTCGCCCAGCCCAATGTCATAGGCAATAGGGTCCATTTCTTTAAGAATGTGACTGCGATCAAAACTAATACCCATGATAACTACAGGTCCTTCTTCATTAATCATTTCGCAAAATTCTTGCTCTAGACGCTCTTCTGTTGAAGGTGTACGCATTTTGGTTCTCTCCTGAGAGTTGTTCATGTTAAAATCTTATTCCCAATTTTTGAAATTGGCTGATTTTTCATTTTCGTTATATCCCGCCATGTACGCTTTGATCTCTTCATCGCGCATCTCAAAACGCTCAATACGGCGAGATGAGCCAGTGTCTTCAACGTAGAAATGAGGCTGTGGGCCACGTCTATAGTAGGAGTCAGCTCCACCCCGATCATAAGGTCCGCCGTGACGAGGAGTATAGTATTCCATTTTATTCCCTTTATCAACCATATTATAATACTACTACACTTTTTGATTTAAGTCAATAACAATTACGCCTACTCTACCTGCAGCAAGGGATTGATGTGCTATAGCCATAGCATGCTCTGAACTTATGCAATAATCTAGGTGATCGGTTTCTTTTTGTTTACCATTTTTATCAGTGATAACTATTCGAGAAGCAACTGCATATGGCCAGTTATTTTCGTTAGGAGGAATGGAGTCCATTTTCAATTTCCTTTACGTGAGAGCAGGTTCTACGATATGAAAATCCAATGCAATTACAGGAATGATTAATCCCATCGCTCGTGACAATATACGTTGTTTTCGGAGTCGGAACCAATATACTTATAATATTTTTTGTCGTTTCAATGACTCTCCAACCACAAACAATTTTGTCTTTTTCGATGACTCGGAAAGTGAATTGATTATCAGTAGTCGTAATGCAAAAAGAGTCGTTCCGAACCCACTTCGGGTTGGGATATATCTCACCTTCGTAATCATTATACTCAGGAATATATACATTCGAAGCATATCGATATCTTTCTTTATACTTAGAATTTTCGACTCGTACTCGCAGCCTCATAATACCCTCAGGCGTGATACGTTACAGCAACCCACTTATCGCCAATCTCTTTTACTTCGTAGTCGCAGACATACAGCTTTGAAGCCAAGTAATCTACGTCCCACTGACCATCACCGATGATCATATAATCCCAATCATCAGGATTGAAGTTAGCGTAGAACATATCCTTGTGGGCTTCCCACTCGGAGTCATTATACCCAGAGATGACCTTCATTGCCATTATACAGCCTCCTCATTTTCTTCCTGATACTCAAGCCACTGATCAAACTGACTTTGAACAACCTCGCGTAATGTTTCATCATCAATCTGATCTATCCAGCCCTGACTTTTGTCATCAAAGTTGAGGTCAATACAATCGTCTATGCCATTCTCAAAATGTCCTGCAAACCCCATACCCTCTTCGGTATATGTGGCATCAACAGTAAATCCGAGAGTTTCCAATTTTTGATAGAATTCAATCGGTGGCGACCAAGCAGTGTTAAACCCAGCAGTGACACTGTTTTTGTCTATGCAATCAGCACAGGCATCAGAGATATCCCACTTCGTGCCCCAGTTTTCAACGGACCACGAATACCAATCCGAAACGCCATACTTCTCTACCAACGACTCATTCGTCGGCGAAGGCGACGTGGTGCTACGCAGTTCCTCAGGCATCGGAACGAATTCGTTTAACAAACGATCATTTTCGACAGCAGCAACGAAACGCTCAATCATTGCGGGATCTTCGTGAGAGACAGATAAAGAGTTATAGCACCAATTTGGCATTTTGTATTCCTTTTTCCAAGCTATATTGTAATTATACTACAAAAATTGACAAAAATCAACATCAATTTTTCACGCCGTGAACGTAAAGAATGTGTTTTGCAATGTTAAGTTGTTTGCGAATTTGTTCTTTATTTACGTTCTCTAAAGAGAGCCGTTCTTGGCAATCTGACAGGATAGACATGATTACCATCTCTTGACCAGAGAGTTTCGCCATGAATGATTCCATATAATTGCGTTTGATATCATCGATTGAAACACCAAACATCTGAAATTCTTGCAAAGTCATAATTTAATTTCCCTTGTTTTCGCCCTATTCTTATAATACGATATCTACAGCTAAAAGTCAACACATATGCATGAAAAATAACATTTATTTTCAAAAGAAATAGATTGTCTTTTGATGATAAATGTCGTATACTAAGAATATGATGAGAACAAAGGAAATGAAAATGAACGTGAACGAAGCAATGTCGTTGGCCATCCAGCTCGAGACCCTGGCTGATATGGCGAAACTTTTTAATTCATCTCGGGATCAGCTCTGCGAATCCATCCTCCTGGTTGCCAATAACCTCAAGGATATGGCCGATGACATGGATGTGGCTATGTATAATGAGTTGAGAGCTGATGCAGCTAGCCTAGCTGCCTACAATGCTCGTAGAGGAGGTTGATATGATCTGGGTAGCATATAACCACAATGGTGTTGAGATCTGCCGCAATGCTGATATCGGGAACCTGATGGAAGAGGTCATGTTCTACGAAGAAGTCACGGGTAATCGCTGTTCAGTCAAACAAATCTGTATTTAACCTATCAAAAAAACAGTTGACTTTTATCAATAAAAGTCGTATTATAAGAATATAATGAGTAAAAAGGAAAAAGTACCCATGACTGACTTTAATGTTATACTGGCATATGTTACTCTCGATGCCACAAAAAATCAGCTTGATGCTCTTATTGAATCTATCAGATTTCGGCGCGATAAATTAGCAAAAATAAATAAAGCCAAAATCAGTGTCGGTTTGAATGTCAAATTTAGTCACAACGGCATCAACTACTCTGGTGTGGTAAAAACTGTCAAAATTAAGAAAGCTGTTGTGTATTCATATGATAATAGAGCAAGTTATAATGTTCCGTTAGAAATTTTGGTAGCGGCATAATGAGTTTACCTATAGAAAAAGTATACGAAGTTGTTGTAGAAGTCACTGGCACCAAAGCATACAAAATTATCGCAAAAAACGAAGAAGAAGTCAAACTAATGTTTCTTCAGCATGGCACCTTTGACACATACCATAATCCGTTTTGGAATGACACTTATGAGGAAATTATCGATGTTACAGAGCGACCAATTGGAAAATAATTTTATGAGTGAAAGATACAACGGATGGACAAACTATCCGACGTGGCGAGTAAATCTTGAAGTATTTGATGGCGGAAATTGGAATGGATATTCGGTAGAAGATCTTAAACAGTTTGTGTATGATCAAATTTTTGATTCTACCCATGAAGGTATTGCTCGCGATTATGCACTTACTTTTGTGTCGGAGGTAAACTGGAACGAGATTAATAATTATCTGCAACAATATAACACTGAAAGAAACAATATTGACGAAGTTCAGTAAATTGGTGGTAATGTAATGACAAAAGAAAAATTGATGCTCTCCATTAAAAATGGAATGTTTGCTGATAGAAATTCTCTTGAAGAGGCATTTAAGTATGTCGGAGAAATTGCAAAAGCAAGCGAAAATCCGATGGCTGTTTGGACGGCAGTAATGGTCGTTTGCAATACTGTTTCTAATGAAATTAAAAAGATTGAAACATTTACTGATTATGGAAAAGAACAGTGTAATAGTGGTTGACTTATATGTAGGGGTATGGTAATATTACTATATAACTTGGAACAAAAGGAAACTTCTATGCCTCGTGGTAAACCTAATTCTGGAATTCGTGCTGCTCGTTCTAATTCTATAAATCGTATTGCTAATGTTAAAGTCTCTTACGCTGAGAACAAGTATGAGACTGAAGAGCAAATTGACGCTCGTATCGCAGAGCGTTTTGACATCCTAGATATACTTACTGAGGCTTGTATTGTAGGTAATTCTCGTGCTTTAATTGTTTCTGGTCCAGCTGGTCTTGGAAAATCTTTTACTGTTGAAAAAGCACTTATTAAATGGGATCCAAACGAAATCAACCACATTATCGTCAAAGGTTATGTGCGTGCGACTGGTCTTGTCAAGTTGATGTATCAGTATCGCGAACATGGTCAGGTCGTCGTATTCGATGATGCCGACTCGATTTTCTTTGACGACGTTTCGCTTAACCTACTCAAAGCTGTTTGTGATACGACTGAACGTCGTCGTATTTCTTGGCTTTCCGAAGGTAAGTTGGTTGATGAGGAGTCTGCTGACCTTATCCCTCGTAGCTTTGACTTTAATGGTACCGTCATCTTTATCTCGAATTATGACTTTGACGCAATGATTGATCGTGGGCACAAATTAGCCCCACACTTGCAGGCACTTGTTTCTCGTGCACATTATATTGATTTGGCTATGAAGACACGTCGAGACTATCTCGTTCGCATCCGTCAGGTTATACGTCAGGGACTACTTGGTGATATGACTACTGAAGCTCGGGCGGATGTTATCTCTTTCATTGAGAAAAATCACGACAAACTCCGTGAACTTTCGTTGCGCATGGCTCTTAAGATTGGTTCTTTGCGCAAACAAGGTGGTGACTGGCAAAAAGTAGCTAGGGTCACTTGTTGTCGATAACTCAACATATTAATCAGGAATTGACACAATGAGCTTAGATCAGTACTTTGACGGGACAGCACCTTATGTCCCGTCAACATGGGGATCAGAGGTTGAGAAAGAAACTCGTAACAGGATCAGATTATCTGTTGCAGCTTATACCTATGAGGTGTATGATGATCCTATAATGTCAGATGCAGAGTTTGATCAGTTAGCTGAAAAGATTAACGTACAGGTAGTCACAAGCAACGAGTTGATGGATGATTTCTTTAGAGAGCATTTCAGTCTCCATACAGGACAATGGATCCACAAGCATCCAAACAAAGCAGGGCTAGATAACATCTACGTCAAGTTCTTCAAGAAAAAGAGGAAGAAGAAATGAACATACTAGTAGACAGTGATTTTCTATCACAAGAGCATATCAAAGATATTGAAGATAAATATGCAGCTAAGTACGTGTTTGAGGCTTGTATCAAGGATGCCAAAGGCAAATGGTTAAACTTCCCTACTGCTATCTTCTATACGGATAAGGCACATCCTGAAGGTTCTAATTACTTTGCTATGTTTATGTTGAATGGTAATCCCATGATTGCTGACGGAATAACAGCTGTTGAAGATGTTGTGTATACAGGATTGGAAACAGAAGATCAAGTAGTGTACTCACGATATCGTCATGATTTTCGTAGCTTAAAGAATGGAGCGTATATCGATGGGGGACGTGACTACTTTAGGTATGGTGGTGATAGTTATAATGACTACAATGTAGTTAGGTTTAAAGTTGTAAAAGATAGATTGGAGATCATAAATGGCTAAAACAATTGCAATAATGTTTTCACCGTTCATGCTGATCGTTGCATTAGCATTTACATTATCAACCGAGCATGTTCATACGCCTTGGTGTGAACATCATAACTTTGAGTATTACGAATGATAAGACATATCTAAAATGGAACACTATCGTTCGGTTTTCATATCTGATGTTCATCTCGGAACGAAGATGTGCCAAGCTGATCAGCTGTTAGATTTTTTAAAAACATTCGAGTGTGATAACTTATATCTTGTTGGGGACCTGATCGATGGTTGGGCTCTCAGCAAGACTTTTTTTTGGCCTCAATCCCATAATGATGTGATACAGAAAATCTTTCGTAAAGGTCGCAAAGGGACCAAGATCTATTATATTGCTGGCAATCATGACGAGTTCCTCAGAGTGTTTGCTCCTCAGATGTTTGGCAATATCATCATAGAAGACACTGCTATACACATGACGATTGACAATAAGAAAATGCTAGTCCTTCACGGTGATCAGTTTGATGCAGTTGTTAATAAGATGAAATGGCTGAGTCATTTTGGGAGCTGGGCGTACGATGTCTCTATCATGTTTAATACAGGCATTGCTAAGATCAGAAAATTATTCAACCTGCCTTATTGGTCTCTAAGCGCATGGGCAAAATATAAAGTGAAAAGGGCTGTAAACTTCATATCAGATTACGAAGAGAGTCTATTAAACTATGCAAAAACGAAAGGTGCTTCGGGTATCATCTGTGGTCATATTCATCATGCAAATATACGCGATATAAATGGACTGACCTATATGAACTGTGGCGATTGGGTCGAAAGTTGCACTGCATTGATTGAAGATAAAGATGGCAATTTTTTTATAAAAACTAATTGACATTTACATCATAATGTCGTATACTAATAATATGATGAAAACAAAGGAAAACAGCATGTACAACTACCTCAGCATCGAGCAGATCCGGTCTACTCTGGACTTCCTCGAGATCAGCTACGGCAAGGCCATGGACGAAGAGGCATATGGCCACGCACAGGATCT